GGTACAAGACCTCTTACTGATGAAGCAACGGACTATGTTCATAAGGGCATTTCAACAAGAGACTTTACAAGATCATTTACATTAGCAGAAACCATTAAAGTGGTTGGCGCAGATATTGTGGATGGATTGTTATTGATTGGTCTTGAAAATGAAGTACCAGAGGCAGAAAAGCCACAAACTATTAACCTTGGTGAATTTAGTAAAAAAGCTAAAGAACTACTACTAGGTTAAATTTGTAATATACAGTATACATTAACACGTGTACTGTATACCACACTATACAATGGAGACATTATGATACAACTAGTAAGATTAACAACAGGTGAAGAAATTCTTTGCAAAATTGAAAAGGACACTGCAACACTAATTACTGTTACAGATCCGGTCCAACTTATTCCAACCCAAGAAGGCACTATTGCTTTTGCTCCTTATATGGCTTATTGTGAAATTGATAAGTTACATATTAAGGTAGAACATATTATGTTTATTGTCCAGCCTGAGCCGGGTTTGGTAGATAAGTATAAATCTATGATTGGTGATGCACCAACTATTGATACTGGAGAGCAAAAAATAATCGTATAAAGGGTTTACTTTTGGTGCTAAGTATGTTATAATATACTTATGAATCAAAAAATGTATACGAATGCCTATCGGTTTGGCAAAAATATCCGATACCTTGGTTATGAAAATGGGAAGCGTGTGCAACGCACAATTCCTTTTAAACCAACACTTTATGTCACCTCCCAAGATCCTAAGTCTACCTGGAAATCTCTAGAAGGATCACCCGTGGAACCAATTGTCTTTGGCTCTATGAGGGAGGCTTCTGACTTCTCAAAGCAATATGCTAATGTCAATAAGTTTAAGATATATGGTAACACCAACTATGTTGCTCAATATCTTAATCAGGAGTTCCCCGGAAAAATTAAGTGGGATCCGAAACATATTAACATAACATCTGTCGATATTGAAACTAAATTCGATGATGGCTTTCCATATCCGGAAGTTGCTGACCAAGAAGTAACTGCCATTACATGTAAGAATAACATTGATGATATTTACTATGTCTTTGGGTGTGGTGAATATGATGTAGAAAAATCTATCATGCAAGATAATCAGGTGAAGTATATCAAATGTAATGATGAAAAGGAGTTGTTACTTCGTTATACATTACATATGCAAACCGTGGATATTATTACTGGCTGGAATGTCCGCTTCTTTGATATACCATACCTTGTTAATAGAATTGAAAAGATATGTGGTAAAGAGATAATGAAAAAGTTATCTCCTTGGGGTGATGTAACATTAAGAGAAATTGAATCATTTGGATCTAAAAAGCAAACATTCAATCTTAAAGGTGTTGCTATATTAGACTACATTGAGTTATATAAGAAATTTACATACACTGCCCAAGAATCATATAAGTTAGATCATATTGCACACGTTGAATTAGGTGATAGTAAAATATCATATGAAGAACATGGTGACCTTATGGATCTATATACTAATGACTACCAAAAGTTTATTGACTACAATATTAAAGACGTAGAGATTGTGGATAGACTCGAAGATAAAATGGGTCTTATTACTCTCGCAATGACTATGGCTTACAAAGGTGGTGTAAATTTTGAGGAAGTACTAGGCACTGTGGCTATTTGGGACTCAATTATTTACCGAGATCTATCAGACGGTCATGTGGCAATCCCACAAAACAATGAGTCGGTAAAGGGTGATTATCCTGGTGGTTATGTTAAGGATCCTATGGTAGGAATGCATGATTGGGTTGTATCCTTTGACTTAAACTCACTATATCCATCTCTTATTATGCAATACAATATGTCTCCTGAGACTATTCTATCTAATACTGAGGTTGGTGTAACACCCGATGGCATTTTAAATGAGACAATCACTAATAAAGTCCCAGACACTGCTATGGCTGCTAATGGTGTTAGGTTTGATACTAAAAAGATTGGAGTACTACCTAGAATTGTAGAAGAACTATATGCTGAACGTGTAGGTGTTAAAGAGGAGATGTTGAAGGCCCAACAGGAAATGGAAGGGGCTAAAGATAAATCTAAAACAGAACAATACGCTATTGAAAAACGAATAGCAATTGCCAAGAACAAACAAATGGCTATTAAGATTCTACTCAACTCTTTGTATGGTGCAATGGGAAACAAATGGTTTAGGTACTTTGATATGAGGATTGCCGAGGGTATCACATTATCCGGCCAGACTACTATTAAGTGGGCAGAGAAACATCTTAATAAATTTTTAAATAAAACTCTGGAGAGTGATGGAAACACTGATTATGTCATTGCTATTGATACTGATTCTGTTTATGTTAACTTGGGTCCTCTTATACATAAGCTTAACCCTAATAAACCTATTGATTTTCTTGATCAAGTTTGTGGTACAACATTGGAAGATGTCCTTACTAACGCTTATGATGATTTATACAATAGGTTGGGTGGCAGATCTAATAAAATGGTCATGGGTAGAGAAGTTATTGCTGATCGAGGTATTTGGACAGCTAAGAAACGGTATATCTTAAATGTACATGATAATGAGGGAGTTAGATATACTAAACCTAAGTTAAAGATTATGGGTATTGAAGCAATCAAATCCTCGACTCCAGCGATATGCAGACAAGCTCTTAAGGATATGTTTACTACAATTATTACTAAGAATGAAAGTGCTGTTCAGGATGAAATAGCATCATTTAAAGATATATTTCTAAAGTCATCAGCAGAGGAAGTATCATTTCCTAGGGGAATACATGAACTCAAAAAGTGGGAAGATGAAAAGACTATATACTCTAAAGGAACACCAATTCATGTTAGAGGTGCTATAATGCATAACCATGCTGTTAAAGAAAAGAAACTATCGAGAAAGATTAATGCTATTGAGTCAGGAGATAAAGTAAAATTTACATATCTTAAAATGCCTAATCCAATAAAGAGTAACGTTATCTCGTTTGTGGATTATCTTCCCAGACAGTTTAAATTAGATGACTATATAGATTATAATACACAATTTGAAAAGACTTTTGTATCTGTTATTAAACCTATATTAACATCTATTGGATGGGAAATAGAAAAGACTGTATCTCTTGAAGACTTTTTTTAATAAAAAGGGTTTACTTTTGACAAGAAATGTGTTATAATATATTATATAAATCAGGAAAATAAATTATGAATCCAAAATATCCAGTTTACATCATCTCGAAAGGCAGAGCTGATAGTAGAATGACTTCCAAGACTCTAGAAGAGATTGGAGTGCCTTATAGAATTGTTATTGAAAAATCAGAGTATGAAGACTACGCTGCTGTAATTGACCCGGCTAAAATTCTAACTCTCCCAGAAGGATTTAGAGATGATCCAGAGCTTGCCTTCCCAGATGTAGATGGAAGACTTGGTGGTTCTATTCCAGTTCGTAATTGGGTTTGGAAACACTCTATGGAAGAAGGACATAAGAAGCATTGGATTTTAGATGATAACATTCGTCACTTCTATAGACTAAATAGAAATTTAAAGGTACGTGTAACATCAGGAACTACTTTTAGACTATGTGAAATTTTTACTGACAGATATAAAGACATTGGAATGTCTGGTATGAACTATGCGTTCTTTGCTCCTAGGTCTCAAAAGAAAGCTCCATTCTATGTTAATACTAGAATTTATTCATGTATCCTTATTAACAATGAGGTTGAACATAGATGGAGAGGCAAGTACAATGAGGATACAGATTTAAGTTTACGAGTACTTAAGTCTGGGTATAGAACTATTCTATTCAATGCTTATTTATGTGGTAAAGCAGCAACTCACTCGATGAAGGGTGGTAATACGGAAGAAGTATATGAAGTTAAAGATGGCCAAAGCTCTGATAACCGTAGAGAGTTTGCTGAGTCTCTTAAGGCTCAACACCCAGATGTGGTTGAAGTAATTATGAGATGGGGAAGATGCCATCACTTAGTTAACTATCGAGTCTTTAAGCAACCACTCGAATATAAAGATGACTATATACCTAAGTATGGTGTAAACGAATACGGATTAAAAATGATAACAATGGAGGAAGAATAATGAGTGATAATTTATTTGTAATTACCGAACAAGAAGAAGAAAGAAATAAGTGGGATGGTTGGGAAGATATGCCTGAGTATGTCCAGGAAAATGATGAAGCATATCATATGATGAAGGTGAGATTTAGAAACGATGAAGACATTGCAGAGTTTGCTAAGTTAATTGGACAACCTCACATCACTAAGAAGTCTAAGTACACTTGGTTCCCTCGAGTAGATACTACCGAAAATACACTTTTAAGATGGATTGATGAAGATGATCAAAAATAAAACTATACTTGTCACCGGAGGTGCCGGTTTTATTGGGAGTCATTTATGTGAGGAACTAGTAAAGAATAATATTGTGTGGAGTTTAGATAATTATTTTACTGGTTCTGTAATGAATCATGTTACAGGTGTTAATTACGTTAAAGGCCATACAAAAGATATAGAAGATCGAATTGCTATTATTCCAGATATTGTATACCACCTTGGTGAATACTCTCGTGTTGAACAAAGCTTTGATGATATTATGACTGTGTGGGATTCAAATAAGAATGGTACATTTGCCGTACTTGAATTTGTTAGAAAGACTGGTGCAAAACTAATTTACTCTGGTTCATCTACTAAGTTTGCCGATGATGGTATTGGTAAAAATCAAAGTCCCTATGCTTGGACTAAATCAACCAATACAGAACTTGTTAATAATTATTCTAACTGGTTTGGTCTCAACTTTGCAATTACATATTTCTATAATGTGTATGGAGATAGAGAAATATCTACTGGTAAGTATGCAACTCTTATTGCTCTTTTTAAAGAAAAGCTTAAGAATAAAGAACCATTCACGGTAGTTTCTCCTGGCACACAACACAGAAACTTTACACATATTA